CACCAGCAGCAGTATCACCATCAGCATTTAAAGTAGCGGCAGTTACATCTCCAACAATATCTACGTTTGTTGCACCAGTAGCAATCTTGATTACATCTGCATCGGCATCGTTCTTAATTGTTACATCATTGGTAGAACCTTGACCAGTTAGGATAAGACCTTCTGCTGATGTATAGCCAATATTAGCATCATCTCCAGCAGCGGTATCTACTGCTGTATTAACTCCCCTCATAGGAACTTTTGTTACCGACATATTCTATTTCCTTTATTCTGTATCGTCTACTTCTTCTGTGGTAGAAGTACCTGCTTCAACTTCATCCATCATACGAGCGTAATCCGTATTCATAAGATCGTGGGGAATGAACATATTAGTTCCTTCAGGCTGGTAAGATACAACTCCACTAATACCAGTTCTCTTCAGATATTTTGTCATAGTTCAGCACTCCATCGGAAATAACTACTCGCTCCCAACTCCCACCTTCCTGCATAACCAGCCGTAGCACCAGAAAGCACAAAAGATTCATAACCACTATCGCCATTGTAGGCGTTAGGAGTTCCGTATGAAGAGAACCTGTCGGCATTTGCTACGTAAACAATGTCGCTGCCAGCATCGCTGATTGTCATGGTTGGACTAGCTCTCATCGTCACTGGAAGTCTCCAGTATGCGTAACCTGCTGTGGCTGAATCACAAACAACCGTCCACGGCATAGCATTTTGACCTTCAATGGCTTGATAATAACGTCTACACTTATCTAAGGTCGTCCCGTAATCTTCATATGCAAACGATGTAGCCACTGAGCCAATTTCTAGCTGAACTCCAGCTAAAGACACATTATTTGAAGTATTATCCAATAGGTTTTGTTGGTTGCTAGTAGCAAAGTCTTCGCCCGATGCCCAAGCATTAGCAGAGACTTGAAAGTTACTGCCAGCGGTCAGAGCAAATGATACGATCATACCGCTTCCCGTATCGTTGTTGATTTTGTTTGACGTATTTGCCGAAAACGTGAGAGAAAAATATTCCCATGTATTGGTTGATGCGATTGTAAACTCTTTGACTTGATTGTAGCCGGTATCGGATAAGTAGAGACTGGCACAATGGATGCCGGTCTTTGGAGAACTAAACCAAAAGCTCAACGTAACCGCTTCAGCATTTGCAGTGCCGAACTTTAATCCCTGTAAGTTATGGCCTTCGATTGCCTGTGAAAGAGTATGTGCTTCTGTTGAAGCAACAGCGCCTTCAGCCGTCGTGCAATCAAGTTTGCAAGTGTATTCATGCCCATTCAAGTTCATATTCGTATCAGCAGTTTGTGTAGCTGTGACCCGTCCTTGTGGACTACCACGTTTTTGGACCTTCCACATATCACAGGCTGTTCTGTCACCATCCGCATTACCTACGGAAGTTTGGCTTGCACGTTGAGCTATGGCCATGCTTCCGTTGATCAGCAGATTTTTACCGCCACCGGGAATAGGATTACTTCCGAACCGGAATTGCTCCGTACCTCCTGCTGTAACACCTACGGTATCTGCCGCTGGAAAATATACACCAGTATTAAGATCACCAGTATTTGTAATTGATGGGGTTGTTACAGCACCATCAGCAAATGCAGCAGTAGTATCTTTAATTAGTAGTCCATCAATAGTAACACCTGAACCCGCCGTTGTTTCAGCAATAGTGTTAGCGGCAATAGTTGACCCACTTAATGCAGTTAAAGTATTTGCCGTAAATCTAAAATCATCTGCGCCACTAATCTCAACATCAATCTGATCATCTGTATCTGATGTAATTGACGTATCAGCATCGGCATCAAGAATAAGCTTCTGACCATTAATATCTAAATTAGCTAGTTCAGATGAGGGTGAAGCTCCAAAATAAGGCATTAGGTTATCTCCATAACTGATAATACTACATCAACAGCACCACTACCTGTAACAGATAATGTATCTGTAGTCTCCATTACAACTTTATTTCCTGATAATAGTTCTAATGAACTATTGCCGGGAATAGGCGTAGTAGTTAGTAACTCAACATCTTGGTTAGTTTCATTATTAGCTCCTGCTCTATTGGCAGTATCTGTTCCAAGAGTAATTGTAGCATTAATAGAACTACTAGTTGTATTGCCTATTATAAGTCCTAGTACAACTGTAGTAGTACTACCTGCAACAGTATATATTACATCGGCGGATGTTACCCCTGCTTTAGTTATAACTTTAAATGTGTTTGCCATATTATCCTTCCTTTATATCAGCCCAAAGCAATTGCTAAAGCAGTAGTGTCCCCACTAGTATATGTACTAATATCAGAAGCAGGAATTTGCTTTGTAGTAGTTCCATCAATTACAATAAAAGCATCAGCATCTGCTATTGTAATTGAAGATGTGGATTTTGCAGAACCGTCTAGTAAATTCAATTCAGCAGTTGTAACATTAGCACCATCAAGTATCTCTAGTTCTGCTTCAAGAATAGCAGCCGAACCAATTGTAAATCCTCCAGCAGTAATAACTCCTGTAGTAGTGATAGTAGATGATCCAGTATCAATAGTACCAAAACCAGAAGTTATAGAACCACTATTTAATGCACCTACAGTAGTTGCTGCCGTAGTTACTAGATTTGGCATTGCAGTAATTTCATCGTCAAAGTATGCAGCTAGATCAGTAACAGCCACTTGTTTCATCGTACCGGCGTCATTAAATACAACTCTATCCGCATCAGCAACCGTGGTTGCGGAAGCAGATGTATCACCATCTATAATATTAAATTCAGTAGTAGTAACCGTAGCACCGTCTAATATCTCTAGCTCTGCTTCAGAGATACCGGCACTACCTATTGTTACCGTTCCTGCAAAGGTTACATTAGCACCACTCATTGTCATAGCAGTAGTTGCAGAGGAACCCGACTTAATTAAAAGTTCACCACCCGATTGGGATAAAGCACCAAAGACAGTTCCATTATCCTTTAAAGTAACATCTGCTCCATTAGCATCCAGAATAATATCATCTTCAGCATCTATAATAACATCTCCACCAGATGTTACGGTTAGATTTGTATCATCTCCTTCAATCTTCTCTCCTGAACCAAACGTAATGCCAACATCTGTGGGTACTACAATATCAGTAGTAGCTGTAAGATTAATAGCGCCACCAGAGGTTACTGTAAGATCAGTACTATTTCCCTCAATCTTTTCACCAGTACCAAAGGTAATCCCTACATCGGCGGGAATAACCACATCAGCAGTAGCAGTAAGATTAATATTGTTACCTGAAATAGTAAGGTCAGTACCATTACCCTCAATCTTTTCACCGTCATTTCCGAAAGTAACCCCGATATCCGCTGGGATGTTAATGTCCCCACCACTCCCAACCGTGATTGTAAGGTCTGTTCCATCCGATTCAATTTTCTCCGTTGTAGCAAAAGTGACACCCACGCCACTAGGAATATTAACATCGGCAACAGCAGTGAGATTGATATTATTTCCCGAAATTGTAAGATCAGTTCCATCGCCTTCTATTTTCTCCCCGTCATTACCAAAGGTTACACCTACCCCACTGGGAATATTAACATCAGATGTAGCAGTTAAATTAATATCGGCACCAGAAGTTACAGTTAAATCTGTACTGTCTCCCTCAATCTTTTCACCAGTGCCAAATGTTATCCCAACATTAGCAGGAATAACTACATCAGCAACAGCCGTAAGATTAATATTATTACCAGAGATAGTAAGATCAGTGCCGTCTCCTTCAATCTTCTCTCCATCATTTCCGAAAGTAAGTCCTATATTTGCCGGAATATTAATATCTGCGCCAGATACTAGATATAAATCTGTGCCGTCGCCATAAATATATTCTCCACCTTCATCGTATAGATATAGTCTTTTTGAACTATCTAATACTACATCATCACTAAACTTAAAATGATCTTCATCTTCCATCCACGTAAGCAGACCATCACTAGCTGCTCCATCAAAGGTTACTGCAACATCTGTACTACCGGCTCCGATTGTAATTGCTGTTCCCAAAAGCTTCGTAACATTACCGCCTTCTGCAGCAGTACCATCATGCGAGTGTCCAGTAGACGCAGCAAATGCAGAGACAAGTTGTGTAAACTCATCATTAAAATCTGAAGCATTAATTACTTCACCAGTTACAATCTCTGTACTGCTTTGTCTTGTATAGGTTGCCCCCATTATCGTCGTCCTCCAACTGTAAATTCTAATTGATACGAATGTATAGTAAATGCATTATCTGAACTATTGTGGTTTACTTTTACTGCAATAAGAAAACCTGATCCTTCTATTGCCCGTCTAAAAATAGGCGCTCCACTTGAATCATATACAGCATTTCCATATGTAGAAGATGAACTACCATAAATTGCTATACCACCGGGGGAAGTTAAAGAAAAAAAAGTAGGTTGTGGAACATCCTTAGAATCAGAATCATATCTTATTCTTAACTGTGCTGATATTGTTCCTTCTACTTCATAATTCAAAATTACTCGCTGCATTAATTTACGAATACCCGTATCCCCAAGAGATAAATCGGGTGATCTATAAACGGCTACAACATTATTCCCATCAAATGTTTCCCCACTTTCTTGCCGTCTAACATAGCCATCGTAGCCACCCTCAATAATGTATTCAGTATTACTAATAAAACCAGAATCTGCAGAAGAAGGTTTTAAACCTTTAAGATCAGCAAATTCATAATTTAATCCTTGCTCAGTACGTTTAAGTGTAGCTAAAATACCCCTACTGTCTTCTGCTGCTTCTCCTGTTATAGGATAAAATAATCTATACTGACTTTTATTTCTTACAATAACAGAAGAAAGATTATCAAATTTTATATCTTGTATTCTTTTTTGTATAGATTTAGATACTGAACCTAATTCTATATCACCAATTCTTTCCGTAGCAGCAATAGTTCTTAATCCATCTGGTGATAAAAACAGTAAGTCACCACCAATTTCCTGAACCGAAAACCCATCAGCACAGCCCAATGTACGAGTTACCGGCGATACTTGCCAATCTGCTATGCTTGTTCCTCGTAATTGATAAATTTTATCCTTACCAAAAATAAATAAAGTATCACGAAAAACTTTTAATGCTACAATATTAGTATCTACTTTAATTGATCCAGCACCATTTGCTGCTGTAAAATCTGCTTCATTAAAAGGAGCAGAGAATACAATTTCTTGTGGGTTTGTAGACATCCCTGCAAAAAATGCATGATCTCTAAAGATTGCTACAGAAGCAGGATCAGAGGGAGCGCCTGTAGCATTTAAAAGAGTATATGTTGATCCAT